TTATCGATGCGAACGGGACTCGGCTGGTACCGGTAGCCGCCGGGCATAGAGGCACAAGTGGTCATAAGCCCAGATTTTGATGAGGGGGACGAGGGTGCGGCGGGCGGTGAGGTAGTCGCGGGCGAAGGGCCAGCCGGCGTAGAAGTTGCCCATCAGGTACCGGCAGGCGGCGCGGGGCCAGGAGAGCACTTCGAAGGGGTAGCCTGACATCCAGCGGACCTTGTCGAGGTCGCGGTCGACGCCGGCATACTGGAAGCCTTCGATCAGGAACGTGTCGAAGCCGGAGCCGGGCTGCGTTTCCCACTCAAGGGGCAGGTTGATGTAGCGGTTTAAGCGCCGCGTATTGGGATCGTTCACATCGAGTGGCCAGAGGAGCTCGAAGCTGGCGCTCCCGTGCGCGGCCAGCACGTAGGTGCGGATGGCATCGACGTGATCTTTCACCGTCTGGCGGAGGAAGTCGGCATCCACGTAGCCGTTGACCGAGGGATCATCGTTGGGCGTCAGGAATGTATGGAGCGGGCGTCCATACTGGGTCTGGAAGCGGGACGTCGTCGCAGCATCATGGAAGGCCATGCCGCTCGAGTTCGGGAAGTACCACCAGAGCACCTCGCCGAACTGGAGGCGGGCCGTGAGGCCGGCGGCCTCCATGAGTGACGCCATCTCCCCGTATGCCTGTTGGATGTAGTCGCGGAAGGGCGGGGCGAAGGCGCAGTGGTTTGAGAGCTTATCACCAAACCCGGTCGCCGTGGCTACAGGATTGCCGTCCGGATAACGCTGAACCCAGACAGCCACTGGCGGGTCATCGGGCGGCAGCACCAGCTCCTGGCTGAAGGCCGCCACGCAGCTCATGCCGTTGGCCGCCAGCTCGGCGAAGTAGTCGGCGTGCCAATCGCGCGCGGCGCGGTTCAGAACCGGCGTAACGGTGTCGTCGATCACCCAGTTACCCATCACGCCGCCGGTGAAGGAGCCCGAAACACTTACCGTGCCGCCCGCTGAGTTGTGCGACTCCGAGAAGCTGAACGAGTACGCCGGCGCCGGCGAGCGGACGGTGATCGTGAGCACGTTTCCCGAAGCCTCGGCCCAAACACCGACGAAGACCTCGTTGATGTAGTAAGCGAAGTGCGCGGCGATAGTGGATGGTGTGTCCGCCGGGAAGACGCTCTTGCCGATGGTGGCGCCGCCGATCGTCAGGAACGCCTCGTCGCCACCGGCCCAAGTGCCGCCGTATGTGACGGTGACGCTCGGGAAAAAGCCGCCGGAGCGTTTGCGCTGGTTCCACCAGAAGACTGAGACATAGTGATTGACTTCGCCGACGAGACCCAGCTTACGGATCGCCCAAACGAGGCGCTGCGGCGAGAGCTTCCAGGTGTGATCGGTGCCGTAGTCCGTGGCCACGGCCACATCCGTGCGCGTCTCGGGCGCCTCGGGGACGTCCGACGGCACGGCGCACTCGAGGAAGTCGAAGTAGTAATAGTAGCCCTGGCTCGACGGGTTCTTGGCGCCGGTGAGGCGGACCTCGACCGCATGCTGGCCGGCGCTGACGTTACTGAACACCTTGCGGCGCGCCTGGCGAGCCCTGGCGGCCTCGGTGTAGCAGTCGAGCTGGAAAGGTACGCCGCCATCGAGGCGCACCTCGACAATGCCGCAGTCAAAGTCGAGCCGGGTGCCGAGGTAGATGTCGTGGACGGCCGTGCAATGCGTCTCGACCGTGGCAGTAGCTCCCTCTTGTGCTGCCCGCTTCGCTCGGCCGCCGCTCCACCAGTTCACCGGCGCCCACTCCCAGAAGCCCGAGTAGCTGACCCAGGCGTCGTCCTCCTCGATCCGCACAGAGAGCGGCCCAGCCACTTTGAGCGCACGCTTGCTCTGGGCGTCGGTAACCGTCCAGTTCGAGAACGTCGCCTGCCACTCCTGCGGCTCATACGGCGCCGAATCTGCGAGCTTGGGCGCGAACGTCAGCCATATTTTCTGAAGATCGGTCAGGCCTTCGGCCGAGAAGTCGATCGTTACGCGCCAGACGGCGTCCGAAGAGCCGCCCCGAAGCTGCACGGCCGAGGGTGTGATATAGAGGTTTGAGTTCTTGTGCAGCTCATAGAGGCGGATCATGTTGCCGTTGTAGCCGGGACGGGCGGCGCGGATTGTGATGGTGTTGCCGCTAGCCTCGGCTCCCAGCGGGATCAGCACGCCCGCCGCCTGCCAGTTGAAATTGTTGATCTGCTCGGCGAGCTCCTGGCAGATGACGGCCTGTGTGATGCGGCGTAGCGTGGCCGGCCCTGAGCCGTCCGAGCTCGAGACGCTCACCGGCCCGTCCCGACCGGTGCGCAGGGTGATCGTGATTTCATTGCCGTACTGGCCCCCTGTTGTCGCCGTGCAATAGGCATCGTTGGCATTGATCTGGGCGGCGATGTTCTCGGCGATTTGGGTGCTCGACAGGGAATCCTCGAGAACCGAGTAAGTCGCCGACTCGATGGTGACCCAGTGCTGGTAGTTTGGGTCCCCTTGCCACCACATCGCCTGCACTGTCGATGTGCTGTAGGGCGGGACGATATAGTCGAAGGAAATGTTCTGATACCACAGCGTGACACGGTCATAGGCGGCTGGGGTGCCGCCGTTGAGCGTGAAGACGCCCTCCGCCTTGGTGAAGCTGCCGCCGACCTGAACGGCGCGATCGAACAGGCGCAGTCGCGCGAGCGTGCCGTTCGTGGTGAGGCAGTTCAGATACGGCCAGTCGATGGTGGCAAACTTGGGCGAGTCGATCGGCTGGAGGTGCTGGTAGTGGAGATCGAAGGTGAGGGTGATGCAGGAAAAGTCGCTGTCTGGCAGGTAGGCAAAGCGCGGGTGGCCGAAGAAGTCATCGCGATCCCAGAGGACCAGGACCGCGAAGTCCGCTGCATCGCGGAAGACACCCGAGACCTTGAAGCCGGTCTCGGTGGCCGAGTGCAGGGCAGCGGCCGCGCCGAAGTCGGAGACGCCCTGAAGGTGGATGGTGCGCGTGGGCTGGAGCTTGTAGATCGTCTCCACGGCTACAGCCTGATGGTCACCACCAGTCGCTCGCCCGGGTAAATGCTGCCCACGCTCGTGATATCGAGCGTAATCGCGTGCTGCGGCCCGATGGCAGGGAGATCTTTGCCGTCGATCGAGTTGGCCGGCCAGGTTTGGCCGTCCTGGATCACCACAGTGCCAAGCGGGTTGCCGGCCACTTTGACCACCGCCTGAATGTCTCCGCCCAGGGGTGCATTGCGGCAGTAGGCGTAGATATCGCGGATGCTCGCTGCTCGGGGCAAGTAGACCGGCGGCACTACGTCGCTTTCGATGCCCAGAATGCCTTCGACGATCAGATCCACCTGCTCGCCGCTCAGGATGCGCAGGCGGCCGTCCACCAGGTTCGAGGTGTAATTGTTGATGCGCGTGGGCGAGTGGCCGAACAGATTCGTGACGTAGAGTTCCACCGCGCAGACGGCCATCGAGGGGAATGGTTCTCGCGCCTCCCACTCGCCTGAGGCGGGCGTGCCGAAAAAGTCTCGCGGCACGTGGTAGACGAACAGGCGCTTGGAGAGCAAGGTGAGCCACGTGTCGGCGTTGTGTGCAGTAGCCGTGGAGTTCTTCTGGGCCCGCTCGATTTGGGCGCTATTGCCGTTGATGCTGACGAGCCTGACGATCTCGGCTTCGAGCAGGGCGAAGTCGCCCGGGGCGAAGCTGCCCAGATTGGTGGCGCTGATCGAGGTCGCCTGGTCATCGATGCTGGCGGTCAAGCTGGTCTGTATCGGCGCGGTTTCATCGTAGTGCCAGACGGTAAAGGTGAAGGTCGAGATGGTCCTGGTGTTGGTGAGATCTTGGAAGCCGATACCGGCGAACAGAAGCGTTCCGGGATACGCGGCGATGCCGAAGACCGGCTCGGGCGGCGCGGCGTAGTCTTGCCCCGGTTCGGCGGGCGGCGGCTCGGGCACTACATCGGCGGGCTTGGGGCCGGAGACGAGATCGTACATCGAGTCGGTGGTTGTGCGGCCTTGGATGTCGATCGAGTAGTCGCGGTTCAATCGCCAGGAGGTGATGCGGAACTCACCCGCGCCGCCGGGCATGTCGGGGTGCGTCAGCGAGCAGACCATGCCGGGCTCGCTGTTCAAGGCCAGTACGGTCGTGCGGAAGGAGAGCTGCCGCGAAGCTTTCCACTCGGCCGCGGTGATGCCGCCGAGCTCCTCGCGCAGGCGCGTGGTGATGATGCGCGCCGCTTGCGACTTCGACGCTGTGCCCGCGAGGTTCACGTTGGACTTGAGGAACAGCGGTCCGGCGCTGCCACCGATCAAAGCGGCGTGATCAATGTCGTAGAGTGAGAGCGAGTTGGCGACGAACTGGTAGTCCTCGTCGGCGAAGTTGGCCGTCAGGTGGTTGAAGCTGGGCCGGAGCGGGGCGAGCTGGAGTGAGCCGAACAGGATGTTGCCCTGGGTGAAAGCCTCAACCGCTGAAGAGTTGACGCGCACGCCGACCTTGAGCTTGCCGAAGGCGAAGGTGTAGTAGCCCAGGCAGTTCATCAGCACTTCCTGGAGCCAGTCGCGCAAGGGCTTTTCCTCCTGGATGAGGCCGCGGAACTTGAACTGCGTCTCGGTGCCCGTGCCGATGAGTTTCGCGACCTGCTGGTCGCAGATGGAGGCCGCCGCGATCGCGGCCTCCACGTCAAAGAACTGCTCGCAGGTGGCGGCATCGGCAAAGCGCAGGCCGCGCGCCCGGAGCAGCATGTTGATGGCAATCCAGACGGGGTTCGTAAGCACCTGGAGCGAGCGCACGCCCGGCGCGGTCCACACCCAGCCGCTCAGGCCCTGGGCGACGACGACCTCCATGGCGTGCTCGCTAAGGCGCGAGAGCTGCAAGCCCTTGGCATCGGCGCGCCGCAGCATCACGAAAGCAGTGCCGGCGGCCCGCTCGACGGGCTGATCGGTGTCAAAGCCGAAGGGATCCGGGTTCGGATCGGCGCCGAGACTTTCCACTAACCCGAGCGGCCCCGGGTAGCCGTGATGATACTGCCCGTCGAGCTTGTGGCCCGTGCCGTAGGCGCCGAGCGGCCCTTCGCCGACCACGCCCACGGCGGCGTAGAAGTCCGACTCCTCGCGGCCCAGGGCGAGCTTGGCGTTCACGGGCATGGCCGCGTCGGTATAAATCTCGGGCACCACCTGGTCGTAGATCGACTCGGCCACCAGCGACACGCTGGTAATCGTCGAGCGCCCGAAGCCCCACACGCCGGTCGAGTTGTCCTTGATGCGGACCGCCTGGGGCTTGGCAATGATGCCACCGAAGTAGTTGTCCATGCCGTGGCTGCGGCAACCGTTGGGCGTGTCGAAGCCTTTGTCGCAGCTGGTGTCGGGGCCAACGTAGGGGCAGCCGGCGCCATCTTTGAACTGCTTCCAGCAGGTGCGCGAGATGCGGCGCGTGGGGTAGGGCAGGTTCAGCTCGTAGATGCCATCGGCGGCCCGGACCTGGAACTCGGGGCCGGCGTCGAAGGACCAATCGATGATCTCGCCTTTCCAGAGATCGAGCTTGATACCAGTGCCCACGTGAAACAGGCTGAACTCGATCGAGGCGCGGTAGAGGTCCACGTCGTTGGCCAGCGCGCGCATGACGCGGTCGGCGTTGCCGAAGACGAAGCGGGCCTCGTCAGCCTCGTTGCCGATGGATTGCGCAATGCCGTCGAACTCAACCAGGCGCGCCTGGTAAAGCTGCGCGCCGATCGTGCAGCGGCGGTCGGAGACATAGATTGCCGGGTAGCCAACCTGCTTGGGGACGATCTTGACGAGCGGGATGATCTCCTGGACCTGCGAGAGCAAGGCATCCTTGAGCGCCTGCGGCGGGAAGCGGGGCACAGTTTCATTCAGCGTGTAGGCGGGCGAAGACTGCGGGATCTCGATCAGTGTCACGCCGATCGAGCCGACGGCCGCGCCGAGCATTTCCCAGGAGAGCGGCTCGTTGGCGAAGCGACAGACGTATTGCGTCGTGCCCTGGCCGTCGTCGTTGGGCGCATTGTAGTAAAAGGCGCCGTAGGGGCCGTAGTGCTGTTCCCAGAAGTCGCGCAGGGCGATGCGGTCGGCCTCACGCAGGCGGGCTTTGCGCACGGTGAAGCGCCTGGCGCCGGTGCCGAGCAAGAAGCGTTGCTCGACTTTCGAGTTGCCGCTCGCGAACTGGTGCACGACGACTTGCGGCGCGTGCGCGCGGCCGTGCGGGTAATCGGGCACGAGCGGGAACGCGCCGCTCGGCGTGATCTCGGGCACCAGGATGTTGCCGAGGTAGTCAGGCAAGTTCGATGAGCTCCAAGCTGACTTCGATCAGGCCGATTCCGGCCGACTGCTCCCAGGCGCCCTCGAAGCGCACGGTGTAGCGGCCTTGAGTGGCCTGCCCGGTGGGGTCGTAGCTGAACTTCGGGTTGGTCTCCCACGGGTCGTAGAAGTAGAACGGCTCCTGCGCGCCTTTGCGCGCGTCGTAGAAGTCGCGCAGCGCTTGAAGTTGTGCCGGCGCCAAGCGCTTCGCCAGGCGCCAGCGCTTGCGGCTGTTCGAGGCCGCGACCGAGCGCTGCGATTCGCCGCCCGCGTAGTCGTTCGCGATGACCGGGTACTCCTGGCTGCGCACGAAGGCGCGCGAGAGGCTCCACGGCAGCACGGTGGAGGGAACGGCGTTGGCAACCGATCCGGGCATTACTGCGAGGCCCGCTCCAGCCAGCCTTTGAGATAGGGCAGGTACTTGGGGTCCTTGGCTGCCAAGCTGCGGTAGTGCTCGGCGGCCAGCGCGCGCAACTGATTCAGCACGCATTCAGCCGGGGCCTCGTTGGCGGCCGCGATCGTGCGCTCGCCGAGGAGACCGTCCACCTCAATCTGGGCGCCACAGCGCACCAACGCCTGCTGAAGGAATCTGGTCGCCCGCTGCGGCCCAAGATTCACGGCCAGATCGAAGAACTTCGTGGCCACGCGCTGGTCCTGGAGGCGCTCGAAGCCGTACTTCTCCCACCAGTGCTCGCGGTAGATCTCGATCGCCTGTTCCTGGGTCAGGTTGCGGATCGAGTCCCGATCATGCGGCAGGCCGATCGAGCGCAGAAACTCGGCGGTGAGGCCGAACTTGGAGATCTCGCCGGTGGTGCGATCTTCGAGGTATCCGCCCTCATGCTTGAGCACCACAGCCACGGCGGCGTTGAAGTCGGCGCCGGGCGTCGGCGGCGAGTTCATGCCGCGCGGTCCGCGCCCGACCAGCAGGAGGATCACACCGACCAGGATCAGGGTGAGGGTGGCTAGGATCAGGAGGAACATCTGGCGGTTGGCGGCCTGCGCTTCCTTGGTGGTCTGGATGTAGGTCTCGATGCGGGTGAGGCGCTGGGCGGCGTCCAGGCGTTCGAGCTCGTGGTCGAGTCGGTCGATGCGGCGTTCAAGCTGCTGGATGCGCTCTGCCTCTTGCCCCTCGGCGCCGTCGCGCATGGCAACGGCGAACTGAACGCCGAGGAAGAGCAGATAGAGGATCATCACTGCGCCCAGCGTCTTGCGGAGCGCGTCGTAATGGCGTCGGATGGTGGCCATGGGCCCTCCTATGCGGTAAGCGTGCCGGGGCTGAGCTGGAGCGCGGTCAGTTCCCGCCGCCCGGCATTGGCGCGCGTGGCGTTGAGCGCGGCCGACTGTACGACGCGGGGGTTATCCACAACCACGCGCACGGTCTCTTTCTCGAAGAACTCCTTGGCACCGGGCACGGTGATGTTGATCACGATCGGACCGGCGCTTTGAGGCGTGCCGGCCGGAATGCGGTCAAGCATCGCGCCCTGTTGGTAGAGCGCGCCGCCTTGCTGGAGGAGCGACACCGGGCGCACGGTGGGCGGCAGCCCAGACGTGCTCTGCCCCGTCGACATCGCGTATAGCTCGACCAGGTCGCGAATCTGCGGGCTGCGAATGGCCGCATCCAGATTTCCGCCGAAGGCCTGCCTGGCGGTCTCGACGATCTGGCGCAAGACGCCTTTGTCGCGGATGTCGACGCCGTAGGTGGCGCGGATCTTCTCGCGGGCCTTTTGCTCGGCCGATTTGCGCAGCAGGCCCAACAGCCCGGTGAAGGCGCCGATGCCGGCGGCGGCGAGGAAGCCGATGGGCCCGGCCGCGACCAGCGCCGGGAACATGCTCGCCAGCGCGCCGAAGCCGACCAGGCCGCTCACAGCGCCAAGGGCAGGTGCGAGCACCGCGCCCACTCCGCCGCGCTGGCCGAGGCGAAAGGCTGCCGTCAGCCCCAAGAGCGAACCGGTGGCGCCGAGCAGGGGCAAGTTGGCCTTCAAGCCGGCGAGCAATCCCAGACCTCCGGAGAATCCTCCGGAAGTTTCAACAGGGCCGGCAAAGCCACCGGTGCCGCCTGGGCTGCCGGTGATGCTGCCCGCGCCAAATACAGGCACAGCCCCAAGTCCGAGCAGCCCGCCTGCTCCGCCGGCAAACGAGACCCGTGCGCCGGTGAAGAGCCGCATCAGCATCGCCGCCACGTGCGACGTCACCACTTCCTTGATCGCCGTGAGCAGCGCCGTCTTGAGCGAGTTCGCGATGGCCGACCAGACGGATTGGGATTTCGTCAGCAGCGCATCGAAGACGCCTTCGGCTTGCCGCTTGAGCGACTCGAAGATCTGCCGGTTGTGATCGCGGACCAGCTCGGTCTGCCGGATGGCGGCGTTCTCGCGTGCGGCCTGGACTGCGGCGTCAGTGGCCTCCTGCTGGAAGCGCCGGATCTCGTCGCGCTGTGCAGTGAGTTCGCTGATGCGGGCCTGGATTTCGTCCGCGCGGAAGCCGAGGCGCTTGAGCTGCGCCTCTTCCTCGAGTACCATCCGCGAGGTTTCGAGATCAAACAAACGCATCCGAATCTCATGCACGCGTTCCAGATATTCGATCGCGATCGCCGCCTTGCGCTGCTCGAGCGCCAGCTTCTGGTCGAGCGTCTGGGCGTTGGTCGCCTCGAGCGCCCGCAGCTCGGCATCGCGGGCCATGCCGGCGCGCTCTTGCTCAAAGCCGAGCATCCGCTCGAGGTGATCCAGGTTCCGGCGCGCGATCTCTTCGTTTGCGGCCAGCCGCTGCGCAAACACCTGGGCGTCGAACTCCATTCGCCGCCGTGCTGCCTCCTCCTCGGCCGCCAGATACTCGGCTAGGTTCTTGCGGTTGCTCTCTTGGACTTCCTTCTGCCAGTTGGCCAGGCGCACGCGCAGCTCAGCGATGACGTTCTCCCAGGCGGCGCGCGTAAGCGCGATCCGCTGCTCCGTGCCACGCTCATCGACGAACGTGGTCCACTTGCGGATCTGCTCTTGGACCTCGACCACGTCACGCGCGAAACCCGCAAGCGCGCGCCGCCGCGCCTCTTCGAGCGCGCGGGCACTTTCCCGTTCCACCTCCGCCTGGCGCTTGCGGATCTCGGCCCCGCGCTTGAGGGTCGCGAGGTCCGGCTCTGTCGCCAGCGCGATCTTCGGCCCGGGCACTTCGAATGTCTCCTCCCGCCCGCCGGCGACGAGCTCGCGGAGCTGCTCATCCGTCATCCCTCGTCGCCGCAGCTCTTCGACGCTCGTCTTGCCGGCCAAAAGCTGCATGCGCAGCGCGCGCCGCTCGAGCTCCGTGAAGCGCGCCTCGACCTCGTCCTGACCGCGCTTCCACTGCGCATAGACGGCGAGGCCGGCGCCCACCGCCACCGCGCCGAGCAGCGCATAGGGGTTGAGCGTCGCCAGATTCAGCGCGGCGATCGAGCGGGCGAGCGCGAGAATCTTGTCCGCGAGCTTGTAGGCGGCGAACGCAGCGCCTACCGCTGCCGCCGCCTGCGTGAAGGCGATCAGCGCGTCGGCGTTCTCGCGCAGCCAGCCCACCAGCTGGCGCAGCTGGCCCAGGAGCGCAACCAGCTCGGCCTGGAAGCGGGCGCCGAGCTCCTCACGCAGATTTTGATACTCGCGCCGCAAGGCCCCCAGTTGCCCTTCGGCAGTTTGCATGACCGCTGCGTGGGCCCCCTGGATCTTGGCGCCCTCGCGCACGATGGCGTTGTAGCGGACCTGCTTCTCCTCAGCTTCGGTGAGCGCACGGCCGAGCCGGAGCTGCTCGGCCAGCGCCTCCCGCTCGAAGTTAACAAACAGGCCCAGCGCGCGCAGGCCGCGCGAGTAGCCGGATTCGATGGCGGTAACGATCGTCTCGAGCGCCTCACCTGCCGCCACATTCTGGATGGCGGCCGCGTCCTTGGCGAGCCTGGCCAGACCCTCAGCCTTCGCGAGGTCGAGGTCCGCGATGAGGAAGCGCTTGACGGCCTGAGCGGCCTCGGTGTACTCAAGGCCGATCTGCTCGATGGCGGCCACGTGTCCGGCCGCAGAGGCGGCACTCGCGCCGTGGGCCTGCGCCATGGCGCGCACGCCTGCCTCGGCCTTGGCGTTCTCAGCCGCCAGCATCACCGAGCCGACGGTGAACTGCTTCGCCCAGCCGAGCGCCTTCTCGATGGCATCAGCCAGGAGGTTCCCGGCCGTGGCGCCCTTGACCATCGCCGCGGTCATCCCGTCAATGCCGCGCGAGGCGCCGCGGGCGGCGCCGACGGCGGTGGTTTCAATCTTGGACAGACCGGCGTTGACGCTTTTGATCGAGGCGTTCGCCTGCTTGGTGTCGACCTCGACGACCAGCTCAAGCTTGTTGTCAACCATGAGTGCCCGCGGTTGCCATATCGCAAATTTGCGAATAGACTAGAATTGAGTGCCGAAGACGACGGTTGTCTTGTACCGCGAAGAGGATGGCTCCTGCCCATTTCTCGATTGGTACGCTGAGCTGCCGATTAAGGTACAGGCGAAATGCCTTCTGCGGCTTGAACGCCTGCGCGAGCTGGGTCATGAGTTGCGCCGCCCGGAGGCGGACTACCTCCGCGACGGGATCTACGAGCTTCGCGTCAGCTTTCAGCACATGCACTACCGGATCCTGTACTTCTTCCACGAGACTGTAGCCGCGGTCGTCTCTCATGGAATTGTGAAAGAAGGCGGGGTGCCGGCCAAGGAGATCGACCGAGCCATTCAGCGCAAGAGGCGTTTCGCAGCCAACCCGGCCAGGCACAGCCATTCAGAGGAGGTTTCAGAATGAGCTCCAAACGGAAGTCCACGACCGATGCCGTTGAGATCCTTCAGCGCCGGTTCTTCAAGGGCAGACCGGAGCGCCTGAAAATCTTGGAAGAGGCCCGGGCCGACGAGGAGGTGGCTCGAAAGATCTTCGAGCTGCGGACGAAGGCCGGCCTCACGCAAGCGCAGCTGGCGAAGCTGATTGGCACAACCGCATCGGTGATCTCGCGCTTGGAAGACGCTGACTACCAAGGTCACTCGCTGGCGATGCTGCGGCGAATCGCCGCGGCATTGAACAAGCGGGTTGAGATTCGCTTCGTTCCCCTCCGGCGATCGGCTTAACAATGGAGGACAGAAAGCGAATTACCGGGCTTCCCGAGATCATCGTTTATGCGGACTACCGGCGATTCGCTTCCGCTCGTTGCTGCTCCCACTTGGCCTGCTCCTCTTCGACGATCAGCATGGCGTGGAACTCATCTGCGGCGATCTCATCGAGTGACAGCTTGACACCCAGCTTGAGCGCAGCTCGCAGATCGAGGGCCCGGCGCAACAGTTGGCCCGGTTCCGAGTTCTGCGCTGCATCGAGGCGATCGAGAGGGCAGTGGTCGCAACGCGCGCCGTCGGGCGCGTCTGGACAGAGACCGGGATCGCACAACTGGTCCCGCCGCAGCGACCAGTAGACCAGGTAGCGCAGGGAGGGCCGCTCGGGCCACTCCCTGCTCAGGAGTTTCCCTCGCGTTCCTCGAAGCCGGCCTCCAGAGCATCGATCGCTGCTTTCACAGCCACGGCTTGGTGGATGATCGGAACGGCGCCCGTATAGCCCTCGGTGGTCTGTACGAGCTTCTGGTAGAGCGCGCCGGCGGCGGCCAGATTCACGGTCAGCTCCTGGCGGTTGAACGGCAGATCCAGGATGCGGGCGAAGCCGCGGCGGTACTCGATCACGTCCTTGGCGCTCGGCATGCGCAACAGGTGCGCCGTGGTGCCGCCGGGGACGCGCAGCACCACCCGGAACTCTGCGCCCTCGGCGACCACATCGTCCACCTCGGCCAGGCCCAACTGCTCGATGATCCGGCTGGCCTCGTAGGGGTCAATCTCGGGCCCCTCGTCCACGCGGATCTTGGCCAGCAGGGCCGCATCCGCCTCCTCAGCATTCGCAACGGTCGTCTCCGAGACGCCGCGGCCGAGCTGCTTGATCACGATCTTGCGGCGCCGCTGGCGATCGATCCACTCCTCGTCGGTCGGGAAGCGAACCTTCACCGTCCGGGTGCCCTCGGCCGAGCGAAGCTGGATCTCGATCTGGCGATTCGAATCAAACATAGCGATCCTCTTTAGCCGATGTTGTCCTGGGTGGTCTTCACCACCGCCGTCAGCAAGCTGTTGGTCGTCTCCCACAGTGGCGTGCACTCCACCTCGACCGTGACGATGCCGTCGGTCTCGCCGACCACGGCGGTCCGAAAGGCCACCTTGTGAAAGGTCACGTCGATCGAGTGGTAGTCGCTGCCCGCAATCAGCGCTCCCTGAAGGCTGATCACCGCCGTACCCGTAGTCTGGTTGCGCAGCTTGGTGAGTTCGCTCGAGCCGTTCTCAAAGCACGCCACAAACCTGAGCGAGGCCTCGCGGTCGCCGAACTCCAGGCGTCCGCGGATGGCGGCATTGTCCTGCGTACCGCTGCCAGGATAGAAGCCGCTATCGAGGCGCAGATTGTTCTTGAAGCCCAGCTCGAGCGAGACCAGGTTGCGGCTGGTGACGTAGTCCACGCCGTTGATCGTCACCTGGGCGCTGGCGCCGGGCAGTAAGTGTTCCGTGGTGCCCGCCGGCAGCGTGATGCCGCTCGGCTCGACGAGTTTCCCAGACCCGGCGAAGTTGATCACAATGCGCGAGTTCGCCCGGCCTGGTCCGGAGCCGAGCGTGATGGTGAAGTCTTCGACGACGCAGCCCACCGCCATGCGGTCGAGCACGGCACTGGCGCCCGGCCGGATCTGCTCGATGAAAGAGAACGCCGGCAGTTCGATGCCCGCGGCCACCGGGTCCTGTGGCGAGCAGGTGTACGTGATGGCCGGCGGCGTGCCGCTCTTCACACGGCCGCCCAGGCCGAACACGAACGCCCAGGCGGCGATTTCGCTCGTGAGATACTTCTCGATCGAGCCGCTCACGTCCCAGTGGGACTTAAACGTTTGCGTGGCGAACTCGTGCCCCTTGCCCAGCTCGGCTGCATCGTTTTCGGTGTTGAGCGTCACCGTCGTCAGCGCCGCATTGGTCTTGGTCAAGCACCAGATATCGGCCGCGGCGTTGGCCGTGGCGAGACCGGTCTGCTTCTTGTAGCCGAAGCCAATCTTGGTTTCACGGATGTTGGCGGGCATCTCAGTCTCCCATCTCGCTGAAGCTCAGTGTGACTTCGAAATAGTCGGTGCCTTGCTCGTCGCTGGCACGCTGGATCGAAGGCAGATCCATCGGATGGCAAGCCGGGTGCACCGTGGTGTAGAGCATCTTCAGCGCGCCCTCGGCGGGCACTCCGTTCACGATCAGGTCAAACAGCCGGTAGTAGGCCGTGGGCGGGTCGCCTTCGAGCGTTTCCCGCGCACGGAGGTAAAGCGACAGGTTGTGCTTCCAGGCTTCGCTCGCGCCGAAACTGCCTGGCGTGGTGCCCTGCCAGGCGACCAGGATCGAGGGCACGGGCATCTCGTAGATGGCCAGTGCGAGGCTCACGCGCTTGGGATAGAGGTCGTGGTAAGCGCGGATGCGCTCCGCGTCGCCCTCCATCTCGGCGACCAGCTCGGGGATGGCACGCAGTTTTGCGACCAGCGCATCGACCAGTTCGGCCGGATTAATCACGACTGTTGCCTCCGAGAAAACGCTCCACGATCAGTCGGGGCGTGATCTCGCCGAGCATGCGCCGGGCCGCCTCGATGACCGCGGCACGATTGCGCGGTGAGAAGGCCAGCCAGGGCTCGCGCCGCATGTTGGCCAGTCCCTTGATGCGTTCCTGGCGCGAGGTCAGCCCCGCCTTGGCTGCGCGCTCACTGACTGTCCGCACGGAGAGGTTGCGGAGCATGTTTCCGGTGAGCGAGAGGTCACGCATAGCTCGTCGGCGGAGGCGCTTGGCCTTGTAGATCGCGTAGCGCTTGGTGAGCGGCTTGGCCGCCGCGTCAGCAGGCCCCAGCCCGGCGGCCAGGCGGTTCTTCACCGCTGCTAGCCCGACGGTTCCGAGCTTGAGCATCTGAAACTGCCGGAAGTTCAGATGATCCACTCGAAGCTGCTTCTTGAACCAGATGCGCACGCTGGGCACGGGTAGTACCGACGGGTTGTGGCAGCTCTTTGGCCGAACTACAGATCCTCAGGTTTGAGGCCGGTCTTTTCGGCCAGCAGCTTCAGGGCCACAGGCCCGAGCGTCACCCGATCGTGGTAAGCAAACAACACATCAGGCCACCCGGGTCTCTCCAAGATTCGGTGGGATCCTTTTTGGCGTTTGACCCGCCAGCCGAGGCGGAGCAAGGCAGCCAAGGCTCGAGATGCCTTCACGGAAGGCCACTGGGGCGCAGACTCAGGCGGCAATGAACGACACCTGAAGTTCGCCCGGCACAGCCTCTCCATGTTCCAGGCGGTCCGCAATTAACCGTAACGCCAGCGCTTGAGCCGCAGCCCAAGCCTGTTTCTTGGTCCGTCCGTAAGCGGTGACGCCGGGCAGCGCCGGGATGTCCGCCAGCCAGCGGCCATCCACTTCGCGATAGAAGTTCACCTTCAGGACGAAGTCTCTAGCGCCGTGCCCTTTCTTCATGCACCTATCATCCTACATCAGGTATCTGCTGCCGCGCGAACACCTGCGGCTCAGCCGACCCGGCTAAAATGCAACACCAGCCGTAGTCCGCCCTCGGCGTCGGCTTCGAGATCCACGACCTTGTACACCGAGCCGCCCACCATCACTTCGTCACCCCGCGCGGGCGGCTCGGGGAAAGCAGCCGCCCGCACGAAGAGCAACGCGTAGGTGCCCGGCGCAGCATCCTCAGGCCGGGCACCGGTATCGAGGATGCCAGTGATCGTGAATGGCTCACCCGCCTGCGGCTGGTAGAGAACCTCGCGGCCGAAGGCCCGCAAGCAGGCTTCGTCGGCCCGAGCGATCGAGTCTGCGAACGCCATCAGGAGATGAATGCGCCGTTGAGTCGCACCCGCCCTGTGGCATCGCCGTCCGCGGCGGCCTTCACCGCCACGCCGATCAGCTTGTTGCCGGTCGAGGTCTTGGTCGCGCGCTTGTTGGTGTTGTCCCAGTAGAGGAGATCGCCGGCCGACCACGCCGTGCCGGCGCCCGTTTCACGCACGAGGTCAAAGACACCCTCGACCTGAAATTCGCCCTCCGCGCCGGCGGCTACATCGGCCGCGGCCACGCCGAAGATCGAGCCGACCAGCGCCCCGCCGCCCGAGCTGACGGTATAGGGCGCCACGAGCGTCAGAGTCTTTCCTGCTTGCACGTAGTTCTTCACGTCGTTCCTCCTTACGCACCCGCGTTCTTCTGAAGCCCGCGCCAGTCGATCGCTTTGGCGCCGAAGTCCAGGCGGGCCTTGATCTCCACGCCGTCAACCTCGAAGCCCTGCCGCGTCTCGATGTAGACGCCGTCCTGGCCTTCCAGATACGCATACTCGATGGTGTCGATCTGATCCGGCGAGGCGAACAGGTACCACGCCGTGGTGCTCGCGGCATCCAGGCGCGGCTCAGCGATCGGCACCAGCGCCCGGATGTAATCCGGCACCACATTGGCCGTCTGCGCCGGCGCCAGGTTTGCCGCGACCAACTGGAAGGCGGTGAGCTGCAACGCAACCGGCACGGCCAGGTACCGCGCCTGCACGTTGAGCGTGGTCACACCGTCCAGCCCCTTCTGCTTGGCCATCGCGGCCATGCCCGCGCCCAGTCCGGTCAAGCCCAGGGCGCTGCCCGAGCCGGTGTTAAGGTTCGCGTGAGTGGCGTGGAACAGAGCCACCCCGTCACCCATCGCCGGATTCGAGGTGATGATGCCCCAGACCGTGTCGCTCTCAAGTGTCGCTGCCGCCACGCCGAAGCCCGCCGGGATCCGGGTGAAAGCGCCCAGATCGTCGTTGATGATCACCTGGCGGGTGATCCCCACGATCCGCCCGTAGGTCGCCAGCTTGTAGGTCTCCTTCGACTCGGCGATCGAGCCGTAGGTGAACTCGCCCTTCTCATTGACCTTCTGGAGCGAGGGCGACTCGCCGAGCTGGAGTGCGTTGATGTTCTTGAAGTCGGCGGCCGTGCGCCGCCGCGAGAAGGGCAGGAACGTCCGCGGATATGCCTCGTAGGCCTGGCGCAAGGTTTTGTTGGCGACGTCTGCCAGGATGTAGGGGAAATCGGAGGTACTGAGCGCGAGCTTGGCGATCTCGTTGCGGCTCAGGCGCCGCGTGCGAGTGCCCGTGGCCTCCAGGCACTCCCGCCCCAGATCGAGCAGCGTCATGCCCACCCAGTCGCGGCCCAGCTCATCGGTGAGCGGGAACAGCTTCGGGTCATAGCGGAAAAGCAGCGAAGCCGCGATCCCGGCGCGCCGCGTGTCGGCCTCGTCGCGAGTGACCACAGCGGTGGCGCTGCGGATCGGCGTTTCCTCGCTGCGCCGGGCCAGCTCATCGAGCGCCAGCCGACGGAACTCCTCGATGGTGGTGCCTCTTTCGACGTGCTCGGCGATGAGCCGGGCGTCGAGCCGTGCCGCCCGTCCGATCTTGTCCAACTCCAGGATGCGGGTCCGCTCGGCCAGCGCTGCGGCCTGCCGCTCCACATCCATGTTCACTTCGCTACGGGCTTCTCCGCCCGTATCGGTGATGGTTTCTTCCATCGTTTGCTCCTGTGGGCCAGTTGCCCGTTCGAACTTGAATCCTGCGCCCGGATCGGCGCCGACCGGTACGAGCGACACCTCCTCGGGCTCCCAGTCGGTCACCAGGACCTGGCGCAGGGCGGCGCCCTCCGGCGTTATGTCCTCGAGCGCATGAATGGCCACGCCCATCGAGGCGTTGCGGAGGATGCCGTCCACGACGTCCTGCCAGATCGGAGTGACATCGGCGCGCTTGGAGAACCGCACCACGGCCTTGCCAGCGCCATTTTCGATCCAGGCGCGGGCGATTACGCCGATCACGTCGGCCACGGTGTAATCGCGGTGCGCGTTCAGCAGCGGCGCCGAGCCGCTCGCCAGCCGCTCCAACCGCACCGCGCCCGGGTCCATCGAGAACCGCATCTCGTAAGCGCCTCGCGCGTCGTAGCGCCGAACGGCGGCACCGGTGTACCAGGTGAGAGCGGCGGTGCGCTCTTCGCGACTCTCCGCGGCCAAGACCTCAAACTGCGCTTCAAGCCGCTCGCGCAAAGGGAACTTCGATTCGCTCAAGGTGTGACCTCCTTCTGCTGGGTCCCGCTCTGCGTCACCCGCCGCGGGTCGGAGTCCAGTACGATGCCTTTCTCATCGAGCAGGCGGTTGATCTCGGCGATCTGCTCAAGCTGCGCATCCGGGTCGTAGCCCTGCTCGGCGATGGCTTGCCGGAGCGTAAGGGTGCCCGTGCGGATGCGGTTCAGCGTCGCCAGCGCGTCTTTGTAGGGATCGACGCTGCCAAAGCCCGGCGGCGTCCACTCGGCCTTGAACGGGCCTGGCTCCGGAATTACGCCCGCCGTGAACGCGACGCTCAAGAACCGCTCCCAGACCGGCGTGCAAAACATCGGAATGAAGGTCAGCCAACGGAAACCCTCCATGCCGTTTCGGAAGCTCAACAGCCCGGCGCGGTAGGAGGAATAGTTCACGCGCGACAGATCCCCGGTCAACTGCTCGTAGGTGAGCTGCAAGCCGGTGGCGATGGTGGCCTGTTTGGCGGCGACGTAATCGCGGTACCCGGTCACGTGGCTCGGAGTTGAGAACGTGATCTCCTCGCCCGGCCTGAGGTACTCGATCATGCCTGGCTCGAACGCCTCGATCCGCTTGCCGGTCGCCGGCTCGGTGGTCGCCGGTCCGATGGTCGGCCCCTCCGGGCCGTGCGGCTGGGTGACGAAGGCCGCAAAGCAGGCCTCGATCTTCTTGCGCACCAGCTCGGCTTCTTCGTACTCGTCCAGATCGCGCAGCGTGATAATGACCGGCGCCAGCCACGGCACCCCGCGCACCTGGCCGGGCCGGTCTTTGCGATAAACGTGCAAGACCTCGGTGGCGGGCACCCGCGCGCTCGTGAGGCTCCCGCGCAGTGAGGTCTGCGTCACCTCACCGGGGTGGCTGCCGAACAGCCAGTAGTAGATCCGCCGGCCCACTAAATCAAACTCGACGCCTTGGATGATGTAGCCCGTCTCGGTCTTCTGGGTTTTCGATTGATCCAAGTAGTCAGGCTCCAGAACCTGCAACTGGACCGGGACCTTGAGACCGTCGCCGTCTCGACGCTGGCGGAAACGGATGAGGCATTCGCCGCTCTCAAAAACTGTCCGGGCAACCAGCGCCTGGATGCCGTCGAAATCAAGCTGCCCGTCGGCGTCGCACTCTTCGATCCAATCCGACCAAGCAGCATCGATGGCGCGGTTCAACTCCTGATCGCCCGTGCGCGCTTGCGCCGTAATCCCCGTGCCGATGGCGTTTCCGACAACCTCGGCTACAGCTCGCGCCGCATACGGGTTGTTGCGGATCAAGTCGCGCGAGCGCTCCCGCAGCTTCGTGAGCGCCTGGGCGATCTCGGCGTTGGCCGAGTTGCCGGTGGTGATCCAGCCGTCGGTGCGCCGCCCGGTCCGGGCGCCCTCATAGGCCAGCCGCACCAGATCGGCGGCGCGGCGCGCACGCAGCCGGCGCAGGCCTGCTTCCGGCGCCACCCACGCGATGGCTTTGTCGAGCCAGTTCATCCTTTGGAGGTCTGGGCGAAGCTGAAACGATCCGGCGCCGTGCCCGCTTCGCTCTCGAGCGCATCCTTGATGACGGCGCGCGCCTTGAGTAAATCGTCCATCGAGCGGTACGTGACCGTGCGCTCACCGAAGTGGACGGTCAGCTCGCCGCTCGCGATGGCGGCTTCAATCGCGTCAAGCTGCTGTTGAGTCCAGGCCATTCAGCTTTTCCTGCGCTTGAAGTAGAACGTCACCCGCGCGCCGGCTTCGCGCACTACCGCCACCAGTTCCCAGCCCTGCGCGCCGTACTCAGCGAGCAGATCCTGTGATTCGGCCTCCGCTGTCACAGCCACGTATTCCCACTGGGGCCGTGACACCTCCGCCGGCATGCCTCGGATCTTCATCGCTTGAGCCACTCCTTGGTCCGCTCGCCCAGCCAGCGCCGCTCGGGCGGTGGAGCCGGCGCCGGCTGCCGCTGTTCGTTGCGCAGCGCCGCAATCCGGTCGGCTTCGTTGTCGAGCGACAGGCCCATCGAGATCAGCGCGCGTAGCGCGGCGTAGGCATACACCCGAGCATCGAGCGCTTCGTGCCGTACGCCGGGCTTGGGCCGCCACTCGCGCTTGGGCTGCCCGCGGCTGTAAGTGGTCACCAGCACCTCGCCCAGCAACTGCTCGAAGTAGTTCTGCTCGCGATCCACCGGGAAGTGCGCGTAGCCGGGTGTGCCGGGAGTCGGGTTTCGCAGCCGCCCGATCAGCGTTTCCTTGGCCGTGTCGGTGCCCACCAGCCAGGGCCGCTCGCCGCGGATGTTCTTCGCCGTCGGCTTCCTCTGCCACACAGGCTGCGTTCCGCCCACGCCCTTCACCGCAAACACGCGCCGGTGGTAGCGCGTGCGGCAGAACTCGTAGACCGCCTGTGACTCATAGGAGGAGTCGATCGCGCACGCTGCTACCGGCAATGAGATGCCGGCCTCATGCGGCCAGCGGCGCTCCAGGTACGAATCGAGCTCCTGCCAGACCGCGGCTCCGGTGGGATCGCCCGGCAGCACGCGGTACTCGATGGACCACGACTCCTCGCCGCGCCCCCAGCCCACGAGTTCCAACTCGAGGCGGTCCTTCTGCACATCGACGCCGGCCGTCAGCACCGCCGCGCCGTACGGCACCGGCGCGCGGTAATGCTCCCGCCGCGCCATCACCGTGGCGATATCCACGCTGGTTTCGGCCTCGTCGTCCCAGGGCTCGGCGAGCACGGTGTTGACGAACTCGCGTAGCGTCTCAGGTGACTTTCGATCCGCCAGAAACTTCTTGGCCAGCGCGCCCCACTTCCGCCAGGGCGAGTACAGCCCGTTGATCCAGAAGCCCACAACCTCGCGCTCCGGGTGCGCCGCCCGCCACTCGCCGTGCTTCAGCATCCAGTGCTTCTGCCAGTCGCCGATGAGCTTCGCGCAATGTTCACAGCGGTACTCGGCCTTGCCCGGCTCGCCCTTGGGCCATACCAGATTGTCCCAGCGCAGCACCTGGAACTCGCCGCAGTGCGGGCAGGGCACCCAGTAGCTCTGCTGGTTGGATTCGAGCCAGGCGGCCTCGATCCGCGAGGCGCCCTTGATGGTCGGCGTCGAGCACAGCACGATCTTGCGGTTCCAGAAGTTGGCCGTGCGCGTGATGGCGAGGTTGACCGGATCGCCCTCGCTGCCGGCGCTCGCCGGATAGCGGTCCACCTCGTCGAGCAGGCAGTAGCGGATCGAACGCATGGCCAGGCCCGCCGGCGAGCTGGCGGCCGCCAGTGTAATGCTGCCGCCCAGGAACTTCTTGTGCAGGATCGTGTTGTTCGAATCGCGCGAACGGGCCTCGGCCACCTTGCCGCGCAAGCAGGGCGTGTCGCGCAGCATGGGCGCCAAGCGGTCCTTGGAAAACGCCTCGGCATCCACCTCGCGCGGCTGAACGAG